GGTACAGTCCGAGAGGCGTAGCAGAGATCCTTCTCCCGAATGAGAACCTGCTAAATAAGCTCAAGAACTCCCTCTCCGATTACGTTGAACTGGCCAACCGACCCGTTTTTGAAGCACAGAATCCGATCTCGCTAAACACATCGAACTTGAAGATGCAGCCTGGGCAGATTCTGCCTCAAGGCTTAAAGCCAGTTCAGTTCAGCCAACCTCCCTTCGACTTCCAGAAGTTAATGCTCGAAGAGCGTTTAATATCGGAACAGCGGATGGGCAATCCAGACTTTGGCTCTGGCTCGCAGTTCAATGCTGGGGATAGAAAGACGGCTACCGAGATTCAGGCATTGCAGTCGCAGTCAGCAGCGTCTGGCGATTTACGCAATCGTATGTTTAGGATGGGTCTATCCCACCTATTCAAACAGTGCTGGTCGCTTTACACACAGTACAACAAGAAAGACTTGATGTATCGCTATGCGGAAGAGACTGGCTCGATGCCTCCCGATGGTATCCACGATGAGTATTCAATTGAGCCGAAGGGTGGGCTTGACTTCATTAACCGCCAGTTTGCGTTGCAGAAGGCAGTTAGCCGTATGAGTATGTTCCAAAATAATCCTTTCGTGAACCAAGGCGAACTGGTAAAGTCAGTGCTTGAACAAGACGATCCCTCGCTGGTCCGCCGACTCTTCCAAGATCCAAACGCAGCCTCTGGCGATCAAGCTGAAGATCAAGCGACTGAAATTGCGACTATGCTTGCAACTGGATTCCCCGTCGCAATCAAGCCTAGCGATGACCACAAAGCGCATATATCCGTTCTCTTCGCGTTTAACCAAGCGGCTCAAAGCCGACAACAGCAGGTCGATCAGAGCGCAATGCAAGTTCTAATGGCACACTTACAGCAACACTTGCAGGCGTTGGAACAGATCGATCCCAACACATCCCGTGCCATCCAGAAACAGCTTCGTGATGCAGGCAAGGCTCAGATGCAACAGCAGGGGCAACAACTGCCACCTGAAGCGATGCAAGGCCAAGCACAGGTAATTTAATATGGCAAAGAAACCAGCACCCAAACCAGTACGCAAACCAGCACCGAAAGCACCAGCATTGAGCAGGCCAAGGGCAAATCCGCTTGATGCAGTGCGTAATCCTAATTTTGGTGCAGCGATGGCACAGCAAGACTATTTTAATAATCTGTCTCGATTAGTTGCAGAACGTAATGCCAGAGGAGCTGAGTACAATTTAATGCCAATTGGTGGAACTGGAATTACAGAAGAACAAAAACAAAGGCTTTCTCCAGATGAAAGAAGGAATCTTGAGGAAGCAATAGCAATGCGACAACGTGGACTTGATAGGCCAATTAGTCAAAATCCAACCCCTCCGAATCTAATGCCAATTGGAAATACTGGAGTCACTGGCGGATCAGCATACAATCAAATTCCTCCGATGAGCACAGGCGGGACAACGCTTCCGCCAGAATTTTTTAACCTTGCCCCAGCATACGATGTTTCTAAATTGATTTCCGATTACCAAGCTCAAAAAGATGCTCCAAGACTAATGCCAATCGGTCAATTCTCGCCAGAGCAAATGCAGAATCTTTCTCCAGAAAGAAGGATGGGTCTTGAGCAAAGAATGGGCGTACAACAAAATCCATCTGTAAGTCAAATGCAAGATTACAACAGAATGCTCCAGCAAGGCATTCAGAACAGCAATACAATGAACCAAGGCGCAATGGCAAACTTTTCTAATATGCAGCCTGGTATGCAGGCTCCGCAACAAGCAAGACCAACAGCCCCCAACCAAGCAATGCCTGTAGCTGGCATGGGAATGCAACAACCAAAACAAACTTCATTACCAAGAAAGTTATCGACATTCAGTAATACGCCAGCAAGATTTGCTTGATGAAAGTACCCGTAATGCGTGATGCCTTCCAAGCGGAAGGATTAACAAAGCTTTGCGAGTGGGCTAACGAGGCTGGCGCAAATGGTAAGGCGGTTGAGATCGGGTCTTACAGCGGGGAAGGCACGGTGGTTATTGCCAAGCATTTCAAGGAAGTTCTGGCTGTAGATCCTTGGTTAAACGGCTACGACATTAATGATGTGGCCAGCCAGCAATGCCCGATGAAGTTTGTCTTTGAGGCATTCCAAGAACGCACAACTCCACTTGGCAATGTTCTATACAGCAGAAGCAAAAGCTTGGATGCACTTCAATTTCTCAAGGATGGTGAGCTAGACTTTATCTACATAGACGGAGATCATCGCTACGAAGGCGTGCTTGCAGACCTGAATGGGTGGAGGCCAAAGCTTAGGGCTGGCGGGATAATGGCTGGGCATGATTGGAGTTTTAAGACTGTGCAAAAGGCGTTGGTTGAGGTATTCAAGGACAAGGAAGCAGTCCTCTTCCAAGGGGATTCATGGGGTATAAAGCTATGAGAAAACTAAAAGCAGCATTGGCGTTCATCCGAGATCAGGAATGGGTCAATGAACCTAAGTGGGAAGATGAGGATGAGAAGGCGTGGACTGGATTCTTGTCAACCCCTACTGGCCAGAAGCTAAGTCTGATTTTGCTTAACCTAACCCTGCGTCAAAACGCCTCTGCTGTGATGAAAAAAGCAGAAGAACTTGCAGACGCTTGTGGACATGCTAGAGGATATAGGGCTTGCGTTGCGACTTTAGAGTCGTTGGCATCCCAAAAACTTAACTCCGCCATCCCAGGCTATGGGGATGGGTCGGATGAACCAGTAGCCGACTAACCTTTAGGTAGAATGACTCCCTACCGACAAGTGTAAGAAAGGGTCAAAATGGCAGATTCAAACAACCTGACTGAAGCGGATGTATTGGCGATGGCGCAAGCGGCTGACGAAGGACGGGACTTCGGTCCTACTCCCAAGGAAGACGAAAAAGCCAAAGTAGAAACGGAAGCTACAGAGAAGGCCAGCGGAGATAACGAGCAGAAACCCGCGCCTGCTGATAAAGCCGAAAAAACAAAACTAGAAGCCTCGGATGAGGTTTCAGCGACCAAGGAGAAATCCGAGGAAGCCAAAAGTTCTTTAACAACGCAATCTTCAGAAGACAAGTCGGAGTCGGCTTCCGAAAAGAAGCCTACCCGTTACGAGAAGGCTAAGTCGCGACTTGAGAAAGAGTGGGAAGATGTCCGAGCAGAGAAAGCCAGAATCAAAGCCGAACGCGAGCAGATTGAGGCAGATAGGACAAGGAAGACTTCAGACTCTAATCAAGGCGAGACGAAATCGGGAAGTCGCAAGTTTAGCGCGGAAGATTATCGGGAAGCAGCAAAGAGCTACCGTGATGAAGGCCGTGACGATCTTGCAAAACTTGCCGAACAAAAAGCTGGTGACATCGAAGTTGAGGACAGGAAAGAGATTGAGCAGAAAACCCAAACAGAACTAAAGTCTGCGTGGGATAAAAATTTGCTTGATGAAGTGGAAGCAAATCCTGAACTTAAAGATTCAACCAGCACATTGTATAAAGCCGTATCGGAAATGTTGCAAAACCACGCAATCCTTCGTAACTACCCAGCGGGGATCAAGGATGCGGTTGGAATTGCCAAGGTAAAGCTCCAAGCGGAGTCCGCCTCCGATTTGTCGAAAAAGGTTGCAGAGTATGAGAAAGAACTTTCTCAACTCAGAAAAGCGACTACTCCAGCGTCTGGACAACCCAAAGGTCCTGCCAAGATTAAAGCTTTTCACGAACTAACTCTCGATGAGCAGGAACGTGAATTGATGAAAATGGCAAGCGAAGTTGACAGAGGTTGAGTAGTCATAACAAACAAGGATACTTAATTATATGGTAACTACTGGTTCAGTCAGCGCGCAGTTCCAAGCATACTTCTCGAAAGCATTGCTCGAACGCGCAATCCCATTGCTTCAGATGGAGCAATTCGCAATGAAAACCCCCTACCCGACCAAAACGGGTGGAAACAAAACGATTCGGTTCTTCCGCTTCGGTGATCCCAGCATCTCTGCGATCTCCGCTTTGTCGGAAGGAACGACTCCCTCCTCTGGTGACGAGCGTGATCTCACGTTGTCTTCAGTGGAAGCCACGCTTGTCCAATACGGAAGCAAGATCATCCTAACGGATGTTGTTCTCGCAACCGAATTGTTCTCGCACTTGGCGCAGGCCACCAAACAACTCGGCGAAGATGCCGC